CTGCAACATTACCTGGAACAGCAGATACCTCTTTGGTTGTCAGCACAGAAACAATTGCTTATCCAAACTACAGTCTTAAGATTACAACTGTCAATAGAGCAGTGTCAAACTACACATATGAAGTGAATGAGAACGAAAAAAAGCGACAGATTAAACTTCTTGATGAAAAATTCGTTCAAAGAGTTGAAGATGAATTTAGGAGCCTAATGAGTAATGGCTGAAAATGGTTTATATGGCTCAAAAGACTATGACATTAAGAGTCTCGAGCTAATTAATTCTGGTGGGCAAACAGTAGATTTGCGAAATATTTTCTTGGAGATGCAAATCTTCCAAGACATCTACGCATCAGTTATGAGTGGGAACATCCTTATCAATGATGGTAATGATGTGTTTACCAATTTTTATATGTGTGGTAATGAATATCTTAAGATTTCTATTGACAAACCTGGATTAAATCTTCCGCTTGAGAGATTATTCAGAGTTTATAAAGTCTCTGATCGTCGCCCATCAACGGATTCAGGTCAAGTATACCTAATTCACTTTTGTTCAGACGAAATGATTTCTTCTGAGTCATTGATCGTAAGTAAATCATATAAGTCTACTAAAATACGAAATATAGTTAATGACATACTAATCAACGAACTTAAAGTTGATCCGCAAAGAATAGCAAGTTTAGAAGAAACTTCTGGTTCATTTGATCTTGTTATCCCAGGATATAGACCTCTTGAGGCAATTCAATGGGTGACTGCGCGTGGTTATGATCAGAAAAAGTTTTGTTATTTTTTCTTCGAAAACAAAGATGGATTTAATTTAACTTCTTTGCAAACTTTAGTCAAACAAAAATCGTATAAAACATTAAAGTATGAGTTGAAGAATACTAATCGCGATCCTGCTCTCAATAAAGATTCAATTGATAAGTTTAATATCATTAATGATTTTGATATGATCACATCCATATCTAATGGATCATTTTCTTCCCGTTTATTGTCTATTGACATCTTTAGTCAAAAGTTTGAGAATATAGACTACAGTTTACTGCAAGCAGAAGCGCAGGGAAATCTACTGAATAAATTTAAACCAGTAAATTCGTTTAAAAATTCTCAAAACCAAACGTTGTTTAACTCCCCATATTCTTTCTTTAGAACTTATTTGTCAATCAACGATACTGCTTCAGAGAAAAGTAATGATGTTAAAAATTGGATGATGCCAAGAGCAATGCATATGTCATTGTTAAATCATTTCAGAATTCAGATTGTAATTCCTGGAGACATTGTATTAAAAGCAGGTGATGTTGTAGAATATGAATTCCCTGCATTCGAGAGCGCAGATTCTAGCGGTAAAAAGTTAGATGAGTATAGAACTGCTAGATATCTTGTTGCCTCTATCAATCATAAATTTAATGCGGACACATTTGAGTCTATTGTTGAGTTAGTTGCTGACTCGTTTGCTGAATCTCTACCAGAAGCAAAAGATGGTATTAATGTGTTAACCAAGAAGGGTAAGTGATGTCAGCCAAAAAAAACTTTATTGGACTTGAAGGTTTTATCTGGTGGATTGGGGTTGTTGAAGACCGCAATGATCCAGAACAACTTGGTCGCGTTCGCGTGCGTTGTTTTGGTTGGCACAATGATCAGAAAGAACTTATTCCTACTGATGCTCTACCATGGGCGCACCCAGTAATCCCAGTTAATAATCCAAACATGTATACACCAAAAGAAGGTGACATGGTGTTTGGATTTTTTATTGACGGGTATAACGCCCAAAACCCAGCAATCATGGGTGTGTTACCAGGGAAGCCAGATGGTAAACCAGATTACCAAAAAGGTTTTAGCGATCCAAGAACAAATTTTGGTTCTGCGCCAAATAAACCAGATGATCCTGCTGAAGCATATCCAAAAGGTAAGTACCTAAAGGAACAAACGACCAACAGACTTTCTCGAGGCAAAACTGATTCTACTGTAATTGCCACGCGCAAGAAAAACCTCAAGAAAAATATTGTTTCAGCTGGTGGTGTTTCTTGGGCAGAACCACCTCCTGCGTTTAATCCAACTTATCCATACAATAATGCGCTTGAAACAGAATCAGGTCATGCTCTTGAGTTCGATGATACTCCAGGACAAGAGCGTATCCATCTAGCGCATCGTAAGGGAACTTTTTTTGAAATTGATAAAGAAGGCAACGAAGTCCACAAAGTCGTAAAAGATAACTATGAACTTGTGATGGGCTCGGATTATGTTTACATCAATGGCAAATGTTCAGTAACAGTCGGTGGTGATTGTAATTTAAAGGTTGGTGGAAATATGAACGTCGAAGTCGCAGGCGGCATTAATATGTCAGCAGGCGGCGACATTCGAATGAAGGGTAAGAAAGTCTTTGTCGAATCTACGTCAGATTTGAATATCAAGTCTGGCGGCGTCGGCAACATGACTTCTGCCAAGAAACTCAGTCTCAAGGGTCAAAACGCAGCACTTCAGGGTGCTATTATTGATCTTCCTGCTGCTCAGATTAATATGCAATCAGGTTCCGCAACATCTGCTTCTGGTGCAGGATTGTCTGGTGGTGGCGTTGTACCAAACGTCGAAGATTTAACAGCAGCAACTGAAGCAGCTGCAAATACTGCAGTTGCAGCTGCAGCTTCTGATGGATTGGAAGAAGTCACTATAACTGCTCAGCGTGTTGCTGAAACAACGGCAGGATCAACAATCGGTAAGGCATTGGGCGGCGGATTAACTGCTACAATCAGCAATGTGTTCTCGAAAGTTACAGCTGCTGCAGATAAAGTTCTACAAGATTTTGCTGGTAAAACTCCTCTCGGTGAGATTCAACAAAAACTTTCTGATCTTGAAACTACAGCCAATCAAACAAAGGGGCAAATTTTGTCTCTTAAGGACAATCTAAAAGCAACGGTTACAAATAAACTTGGCGAAGTTAGCGATAAAGCGATCGCAAAAAATCTTGAGTTTAACATAGACCCAGAGCTGTTGCCGAAAAAGGCAGTCGATGCTGTTAAAACAGTTATCGGTAAACACATTTATCCATTGACTGAAACAAAGACGACTGGTGATGGCTGAGTTTAGTATTCCTTGTAATGGAACTCTGCTTCCAACAAAAGCTGATCTAGCAAATATTTTTGTTAAGATTGAAGATATCCCATCGCAGCTGCAAGTAGAAGCTGAGAAAATTCGTGCGCAGATTGATGGTCCAAATGTAGAACAGGCAGTCCGCGAGGCGTTGTACGATAAGATCGCTCCGATTGAAGCCCAAGCTGAACAGGTTCGCGAGATTCTCGAAAAAGTTGATAAGGCTCTGGGCAATTTTCCAATTTCTGCCAGTAAACCATACTATAAAAGTTTAAAAATCCCCGACGATGAGTGGGAGCGAAAGATGACTGCTCTGACGCAGGAATATCATCTTTACGTCCAAGCGAAAATTATGGAGATCATCAATAACGTTTTGCCAATAAGTTTTTCTATTCCAGTATTAGGTATTAACATTGACATCGTTCAGTTATTTAGCAGCGCAAGTTATCGAGCCAGTTTAAAACAGCAGATTGTGGATGAGGTTGATTCGTTAGGTGCTCTGGTGCCAGACGCATATAAGTCTTATGAAGGTAAGTTGGGCGTCTATTCGAAAGAGATCAAGGCTCAGGGCGTCTGGTCTTACATTATGTCAATGGTCAAGAAAGGCGCGATAAAAATAATTCACACCGCTATGGCTGGATTAATTAGCAAATTTAAGACAATATGGGACACTTTAGGATTACCACCTTTACCTGTGCTTCTAGATCTCGGCGTTGAGGGCATCATTAATTCGCTAATCGGCTCTCTCAAGGCTCAAGCTGAGGGAGCTGCAGAAGAAGTTAGACTAAGAATCTACCAAGAAATTATCGACAAACTAGAATCCATTAATATTGCTGGATACAGTTTATTGGATATTATCGGTGGGGATATTGACGATTTTATTCGCAGCCCAGAGGAAAAAATTAATCGTTATACTGAAGCTGCAAGAGATTTCGGAGAAGATTGGCCAGAGTTTTTACTTAAAAAATGGATGCAAAAAGTTGTCAAATTCTTCGAGAAAATCGGACTATCAGCGCTCACTGAATGGATCAATTTCGACTTTTGCAAGTTCCTAAAGTTGATTGGAATGCCAACTTCTATCACTGTAAACGTCGATTACAACATTGATTTAACTCAAGGCACCTTTACAGCTGGACTAGATGCTTCGTATAGCGAAGTATAAATATATCAAATAATCAGCCTAGAATAACAAATGTCGCTAATTGCACGTAAATTTTCTGATCTAGACCTTAATTTTACAGCGCATCCTGTTACCAAGGACGTGTCTAAGAAATTAAACGAAAACGCAATTGCTGCTTCGATCAGAAATTTACTCCTGACCTCTCACTATGAGCGACTATTCAACCCTGATATTGGATCAAACCTTAAGAAACTACTGTTTGAACCAATCGACAATGTAACAACTTCGATTATCCAGGATATGATCTTCGAAACAATTCGGAACTATGAGCCTAGAGTCACGATTCAAGAAGTTGTTGCAGCGCCAAACTACGAAGATCAGCGTTACGATGTTTACATCACCTTCTTCGTAAACAATACACTAGAGCCGATTACGGTCTCATTTTTCTTAGAACGGATAAGATAACATGGCAAATGTTGATTCAAAACTAAAAGTTGCCGAGTTGGATTTCGATGCAATCAAATCCAATCTTAAGGACTTTATGAAATCTCAGTCAGAGTTTAGCGACTATGATTTCGAAGGTTCTGGTCTAGCCATTCTCTTAGACGTCCTAGCATACAATACTCATTATATGGGATACTATTTGAACATGGTGTCCAATGAGATGTTTATCGACACTGCTATCAAACGCGGATCAGTAGTCTCACACGCAAAATTACTAGGATATGTTCCTCGTTCACGTATCGCGCCAAGAGCATTGGTCAATCTAACTATCACTCCAGTCGCAAATGACGCAAACAGTTCTATTTCAGTTCCAAGATTTACCAGATTTGCATCAGAATCTAAAGATGGTATTAACTATATTTTCGTGAATCCATCAGCCAGAGTTGTTTCTAAGAATTTATCATCTGGGTTATTCGTTGTTGAGAATCTAGAACTTAAAGAAGGTCAGCCAAACGGCATCACTTTTACCTATGATGCTCAAACAAACCCAAAACAAATTTTTGAACTACCTGATGTTGGCATTGATACATCAACAATTCAAATAAAAGTGCAAAAATCAGCACAAAACGCCAATCAAGAAACATATATTCTTGCTCAAGACGCCACTGATGTTGATGAAAACGCTACAGTCTATTATCTTGAAGAAAATAAAAACGGCAAATATCAAATTTACTTCGGTGATGGTGTAATTGGTAAGGCATTAATCAATGGCAACATCGTAGTTGTTTCTTACTTGATCACATCTGGTTCCGCTGGTAACAATTTACGCGAATTTAAACCACTTGATACTATTCTAAACAACGCAAACGTCGCTGTGACTTTGGTTAGCGCGTCTTCATCAGGTGCAGCCGAAGAAGATATCGAGAAAATTCGCTTTACAGCACCAAAATCATTTATCGCTCAAAATCGTGCGGTCACAAAGAACGATTATATCGCTCTTATTAATCGCGAGTACCCATATTTTGAGGCTGTAAACGTTTGGGGTGGTGAAGAAAACATTCCACCAGTATTTGGTAAAGTGTTTTTTACAGCAAAACCACTTGGTGGGTATGAAATTACGGTAACTGAGGTTGAATTCGTAAAAAATTCAATCATTAAGCCATTTTCAATGTTAACAGTAACACCTGAATACGTTGAAGCTGATTACAACTATGTAAATGTCGCTGTAGACGTAAATTTTGACCCAACAAAGACAAATAGAACAGCAAATGAGATCGATGCGGCAGTAATTTCTGCAATTAAATCGTTTGCTATCAATAATCTTGATACATTTAACTCGTCATTCAAAATTTCTCAGTTGTCAAGAGCAATTGATGATGCTGATCCTTCAATTACGAGTAATGATGTTAGAGTGTATCTTGAAAAGCGATTCGCACCAGACGTTACGAGATCATTAAGTTATAGTTTAGACTTTGGTACTGAATTAAAACAAGGAACAACTGCTGAAAGACTTATTTCTACGCCATCATTCTCATATCTAGATGATGCTGGCATCACTAGAAATTGTTTTATCGAAGAAGTTCTTCAATCGTTTACTGGTGTAGAGAGTATCGAAGTCCTTACTGGTGGCAGTGGATATGTTTCAACGCCAACAGTTTCAATTGATGGTGATGGAACAGGTGCATCAGCTCGAGCATTAATTGTAAATGGTGCATTGAAACGAGTTGAGATAACAAACCCTGGCACAGGCTATACATCTGCGACAGTAACAGTCAGCGGTGGTGGTGGATCAGGTGCACTTGTTCGCGCAAGTCTTCAAGGTCGTATTGGTCGTTTAAAGATTTATTATTTCGACACACAAAATGTTAAGAAAACATTAAACGATAATATTGGTTTAATAGATTATTTGAATGGCATAGTAACGTTAAATAATTTTGCACCAACTGCTGTTTCTGATCCTTTTGGAACTCTTATTCTTAAAGCGATACCAGCAAAGAAAATTTTCTCGTCAGTTCGCAATAGAATTGTAACACTAGATACAACAGATCCTAGCGCAATTTCTACAGCAATTAATGCGGTGGTAGAATCGTAATATGGTTGATTCTGTAAAAACTATTTCGGGATTAGTCGAGTCTCAATTACCAGACTTTGTTAATGCCGATCACCCTAAATTCAAAAGATTCGTAGAGTTATACTACACTTGGCTAGAAAATAATTCAGCCAATGGTATTTCTAATACAGCTGGTAACACAATTTACCATGCAATGGGTATTGAGAATTATCGCGATATCGATCAAACTCCACCAGAGTTTATCAAGTATTTTAAACAAGAATTATTGCCTTATTTCCCAGAAAATACTTCTCTAAGCACTGAGAAAATTCTCAAAAGCGCAAGAGAATTTTATAGCAAAAAAGGCAGTGACGAATCAGTACGTTGGCTATTTAAAGCATTATTTGATGAAGATGTTGAAATTACTTATCCAAAAGAAGAAATTTTAAAAACATCTGACGGTAAATGGATTAAACCACGCGCATTCAGAATCACTGTTACTGAATTTAATAAAAATGTTGACGTCAATCTATTAGAAAAAAGATTGGTGTACGGAACAGAGTCTGGTGCTACTTGTATTGTTGAATCGGCAAATAGAAATATCGACCCAACAAATGGTCGTGAGATTATGGAGATTTATATCTCCAACATCAAAAAGTATTTCAACAATGGCGAGTTAATTGAGATCAACTACGTCGACGCAAATGGCGTTTCAAGAGTATTTAATGAGCGCATTATTGGCACTCTTTCTAATATTCGCGTTGATTCAAATATCAGAACTGATCCACAACAGCGCCGTCGCGGTTTGTTATATAACATCGGCGACCCTGTTGTTATTGTTGGTGGATTAGGTAATTCTGCAGAAGCAAATGATGCTGCTGCTGTCGTTGGCAATGTCACACTAGGATCTATTGAAGCAGTAACCATGATCTTCCCAGGATATGGTTATCGTTTATATTCCAACACAGAAACGATCGTCTATCGTTCAGTCGGCGACGATCCTAATGCAAATCTATCAACAGATTTGCGTGTATTGCAGTTGAACTCATCTGCATGCACATCAAATAGTCAATTAAATTTCTTAGAACCAATTACTTATGATAAGACGGTAATCGATTATTTGTCTGATACGGATATCGGTAATGCAAACTATGCTGCATTTACTGTTAACACGTTCAATGCATTAATCAATGTAACTGAAAATGATCAAGATGATCCGTATAATAATTTTGAAGAAGTTTGGGCGAATGGAACAAACTTTACAGATGCGCTATTTACAGCAAAAATTGCAACGCCAAACAACTCTATTTTTGGTCTTGGTGGTGTTAGCGCAAACACTGGTGGACTATTAGTATATGATATTTCTAACACAGGTCCACTCACAACTGTTTTAACTGGTTCGCAAATTAATACGAAAAATACATCAAAGTCTTTTGCGTTTAATTCTGTTACAACATATCCTGTTCCTGCAAATGCTAACAGTATGATTATTCAGTGTCTTGATTTTGATACTGTTAACACTGGCGGTGTTGCATTAATCTCAGTATTAAATGGTGGCGCAGGATTTAGAAGTGAGCCAGATATTAACGTTTCATCTCATTACGATACACATCTTTCTGAGCAATACAGTTACAGTTCTCAAAAGGCTCTAAAGAAAACACATTGGCAAACATTTAAAGATCTTGGATTAATCGCTCACGTTTATATTAACAATGGCGGTGACGGATATACAGTTGGTGATGGTTTAAGATTTAGTGGTCGCGGATACGAAGCAAATGGTTACGTTCAAACTGTAAGTGGAACTGGTGCAATCACATCAATTGTACTTGATAATCGCGGCGAAGGATATTACGCCAGACCACAAATTACAGTACAATCTAGCGGTGGTGCAAATGCTGTTCTTACAGGGTATTTGTTTGGTGATGGCGAAGAACACACAATTGAAACAAGCGCTGTCGGTCGCGTAAGAGATATTCGTTTAATTTATCGTGGTTACGATTATGTCGCAAACCCTAACGTATCGTTAAAGATCGTCGATGTTATCATTAACCCTGTTCCTGAAGCAAACACGTTCACAGAAACCGAAATTATTTACCAAGGAGCTTCGTTAGCCAGTTCAACGTTCCGCGCTAATGTAAAATCGTATAATGCCAACACTGGTTTATTGCGCCTTTATAACTTCTCTGGCGCAATTAATAAAACTATTGACTTAATTACAGCAAATGGTGTTTACTGTAATGTAAATACATCAGCAAATGTGTCTGCACCATCACAATATCCATCTACAGTAATTGCTAGTGGTTTACCAAATCCAATGTATTACGGTAATGGTCGGGCTAGAGCAAATGCCCAATTTGCGAATGGATTGATTGAATTTAACGGCTTCTTCTTGAATACAGACGGATTCGTTAGCGCAGATAAAGTTCTACAAGACGATACAATCTACCACAACTTCTCTTATGTTGTTCAATCAGAGAAAAATTTGGTTGATTTCGAAACACCAATTAAAAATATTGTTCACCCAACAGGATTGGAACTCATTTCTAAAACTGTCGTTAAGAACGAAAAGAGCGGAGAAATCCCAGTATTCGCTAACGTAGATTTGATTATGCCAGGTAATGGCACGTCGAATGTCCAAATACTAAACTCGTATTCAAATGTTGTAATTGGTAATTCAACATTGTTTATGCCTAATGTTGGCAGCATTAATTATTCAAATACTCGCGTAAATGTTGGCGATTTGTTTATCGTTATAGATTCAACTCGCTTACCTATTTCTCGCATTGTTTCAAATGTAATTAGCAATACTCAACTAGAAGTGTATGGCGACTTTATATATGCTGGTCAAGGATTAGTTAAGAGTAATGTTCAATTTACAACTCTTACTGGGGTTGCTGCAACCACAACAGACAGTAATGTGGTTGTTGGCACTGGTGCTGCATTCAATACGCAACTAGTCGCAAATAATTTAATTAAAGTAAACAATGAAATTCGTGAAGTTATTACTGTTACAAACGCCAATCACTTGATAGTGAACGCAAATCTAAATTATACATCAACAGCCCAAGCAGTATATAAACTCGCTAATACAACATTGGTTGTTTATGGAAATACAAATGGCGTTTATGAAATGGTACAGGCTGGCGACAACGTATCATTTAACATTGCAGCTGCAAACGTCATGGGCGCGCAAACTGGAACAGTTCAAGTATTTACAACTAATACGTTGGTTGTTGGAATTTCAACTAATTTCTTGACCGAAGTAAAAGCAAACGATATTGTTATGATTAATGGGCAGTTAAAACAGGTAATAAATATTGCTAATAATACTGTAATGAATGTGAACGCCACTTCTTCATCAAACATGTCAGGTAAAATACTATACAAGAGAGCAACAAGTCAAAACGCAAATGTTCTTTCTGTTTCTGGTAATACAATGACATTAAATATTGCATATAACGCAAACGTTTCTAATCTTGTTTATCTTGTTGCTCCAAATTTAGGGATTGAGGATCACGGATTTACGGTCGTGACTCTTACAGCATATTGAGGAATAAATGAAATCTTTACTCACACCATTATTCAGTAACTTCTTGATTAATGATATTAAAGATCATTTTATCAATGATGCCAATACATTTATTTTTATTGGACGCGCATTAGATTTCGGCAGTAATTCTGCCAATATTCCTGACATTATTTGGACCACAAATGAACGCAACCAATTTTATCGTAATATGGTTGGCGCTAAAAAAATCCAATTAGCTGATGTTCAACCAGTAGTTTCGCGTGTTGATTGGGCGGTCAATACAAAATACGATTCTTACGAAGATAATATTGAGTTATTTTCATATCTAGATTATTTTAATCTAGGAACAGCAAATTCTAATGCTAATACAGTTTTGTCAGGAACTGCTAATATATCTGGCTCTAATGTTGTAGTCGGAAATGGCACTTCGTTCTTAACCTTTGTATTTCCTGGCGATTTAATTTCTGTAAACTCTTCAATTAAGTCTGTTGTTACAGTAACTAATAACGATCATTTAATTGTAAACAGCGCATTTGCCAATGTTAATACTGGATCATCTATCACTAAAATAGCAAATGCTAGAATTGTTATTGCTAACAGCGCAGCATTTATCGGTAATGTAGAAAGCGGCAATGTTATTGTAATCGGAGAAGATACGCGCGAAGTAATTTCTGTATTAAGTAATAAAGTTATTTCGTTGAATGCTAACTTAACATATTCAAATTCAAACGTAACTATCTCTAGAAAAGATAATACATTCCCATTTACTGCAAATACATTCTATGTTCGTAACACAAGAGACCAGGTCTTTAAGTGTTTGTTCAACAACGGTTATGCAAACTCAACCATTGAACCTACTATTGACATCGACGGTCAATTGCCTGAGAATGCGTTTATTCAAACAGCAGACGGATATAAGTGGAAGTATCTCTATACCATTCCGCCTGGACTAAAACAAAAATTCTTCACTAATAAGTGGATGCCAGTTGTTTCTGATCCAGCTGTTACTACAGCTGCTGTTGATGGTAGAATCGATGTTGTTAATGTTCTTTGGGGTGGTTCTGGTTTCGTTGATGGTGGCAACAGCAACACAGCTGCTATTTTAACTGTAACGGGAACAGATGGCGCAGGTGCTAACTTGTATGCCAAGGTTGTTGATGGCAGTATTCAAAGCGTAACAATTTTAAATGGTGGCAATAATTATACTCGTGGTACAATTACAGTAAATGATCCTAATAGATTAGGAAGTTTGTCATTAGCAGGAACTGTCAACGTTTCTGGGGCAGTAGTAACTGGCAATACATCAAACTTGACATATTTCGTTGGTAATGTTAAGACTAATGATATCATCACGGTTGATGGTCAATCCAGAAATGTTGTGACGGTGGTCAATTCAACATATTTGACTGTGAATACTGCGTTTAGCAATATGAATAGTCAAATTGCTGTAGTTACACGCTCAAATGCCGCTTTTGATATTCAAATTGGACCTCATGGTGGTCATGGCTCTGACCCAGTTACCGAATTGCGCGCTCATAGTTTAATGATTACAGTTGAGTTCAGCGATACAGAAAACGATACTATCCCAATGAGCGATTCTACAAATACATTCGACTTTAATCAAGTCGGTGTTTTACAAGACCCATGGGTGGCTAATGGCGCATTTTATGCAAATGCAACCAATTATCGTCTATCTACTCGCTTATTGGTTGCCGATCCAGGAATTACCAACTTTAGAGACGACGAAACCGTGTATCTTGGAAGCGAAATTGAGACCGCAACTGCAGTTGCTAATGTTGCTCATTGGGCTCCAGGCGATAATTATTTGTACATAAATAACATTACTGGGACGTTTACTGCGCAACAGATTATTAAGGGCGTGACTTCAGGTGCATCGGTTCCGATCCTTGAAATCGCTAACTCGGACCTTAGAATCTTTAGCGGTGATTTGATTTATGCTGAAAATAGAACGAATATAGTCCGTAAAGATAACCAAATTGATCAAATTAAGATCGTACTTTCATTCTAGGTAGAAATTCATGGAATTCAATATTGATCCTTACAACGACGATTTTGCGCAAAACGCATTAGATAATAACTATATGCGCATTATGTTCAAGCCTGGAAAGGCTGTGCAGGCGCGCGAATTGACGCAAATTCAGTCTATTCTACAAAATCAAATTAAACAATTTGGCGATCACGTTTTCCAAGACGGTTCTCCCGTTATCGGTGGTAATCTAACTCTTGATAATAAAGTTAAGTATCTTAAACTCCTAGAAACGTTTGAGAATGCTGACATTGAAATTGAAGAATTTAATGGCACTGTAATTAGAAACACAGCTGGCACAGTTCAGGCTAAAGTATTAACCACATACTTCCCTACTGACGGCATTCCAACTCTATTAGTTCGTTATATTACTGGTAACGAATTCACAGATGGTGATGTTGTTACAATCGCTGGCACTACAACTCGTGCTCAGTTGATTGCTTCCAACGCAACTGGTTTTGGTACTGTTGTCTCAATCAACGAAGGCGTATTCTACGCTGACGGATTCTTCGTCCAAGTCGGTGATCAAACTGCAGTTGTTTCTGCATATACAACCAGCGCAAATGTTAAAATTGGTCTAGAGATCAGCGACGACTTTATTGATAGCGACGTCGATTCAACTCTACTTGATCCAGCACAAGGTTCGTTTAACTATCAGGCTCCTGGCGCTGATCGTTATCAGTTTAATTTAACGCTCTCAACTCGTCCACTTGACACTGTTGTTGACGAATCAAAGTTTTTCGAATTGATGCGCGTAGAAAATGGTGCAGTCACCAAACAAGTTAAGTATCCAATTTATGCAGAACTTGAGAAAACACTTGCTCGTCGCACGTTTGATGAGTCTGGAGATTATACAGTTAAGCCATTCCGCGCATCTTTATTAGATGGCACAGACGCAAACAATTATACTATTTCAATTGAGCCTGGTAAGGCTTATGTTAAGGGATTTGAGTTCGAAACAATCGGAACTCTAAAGATTGATGCACCGAAACCACGCTCACCGTCAGATGTTAAATCACTTGTCGACACAGACGTAGATATTTCTTATGGCAATTTTGTATACGTTACAGCGCTTCGTGGTTCCAGCAACGGATTTATTAATATTGCTGCATTAGAAAAGATTGATGTACACTGCGTAGACACATCCAAAGTTGCCGTTGGTCTTGGCACATCAGCAAACGCACAGTTATACCAAAATACTCGTATCGGCTCAGTTCGTGTGAAAAACTTTATTCGCTCAACAGCTGATGCTTTTGATGCTGTTAGAGATTCGAATGGCGTCTATGCTCTTTACATGTCAGAAATTAACATGGATCCGAAGGTGGTAAAAGTTGCTGCTGCGTCTTCGAATGCTAACACCATTAGATTCCAAGATAAAATGTCAGACTACAATAATGCTTATCGCAACGTCTCAGTAACAATTTTGCCTGTTCGTTTAGATGCTATCCCTAATGTCGCAGTAGCAAATGTGTTTGCTGGATCTTATCGATTGAACGCTAATTCTGCTGTAGCAAGTGTATTCAGCGGTGCAAATGTTAGCGTCGGTTCAGTAATTCGCGTGGGTAATGATGTTCGCGAAGTAATTTCCGTTAATGCTGCTGGGGATTTCTTAACCGTCAATACAGAATTTACTCAAACAATTGTTGGCACAAATTCTTCAACAAACCCACTTCAAGTATTTGTTCAAACTGCATATAATCAAAACGTATCCAGTCAAACAAGAACAATTGAACGATATGACGGCACGACTAAAACAGCATTCCTAGATTCTGCGTTCGATAATAATGGTATCGCTGACGTAAACTCAGTTGTGCAATTAGACTTTGATATGGCGCATGCAGAATCATTTATTGCTGGACCTTCAGTTGCAAATGTTCTTATTGCTGGCGCTAATGCCTCAATGAATATTTCTATCCAATCTCAATATGTTGGCGGCGAAACTGTTATTGAAGATAAATTGCGCAACGGATTAATTTTCCAGCTTCCTGGAAACTATATTAAACGCGCATCACTTAATAATTCTGACTACAATTATAATAAAATTATTTTAAATCGTTCAAATACTGGTACAGCAAATCAGTTCGCATTGGCTCAAGGCGCTGGTTTAGAAACGTTTGAAACTATTCCGTTCTCTGATTCTACTGCGGCTATTCAAGATAATTTGATTGTTGTTGTCCGTGACAATAATGGAAATACAAGTTATCCAAATGGTTCTATTCTTCAGCTTACTGCTGCTAATGTAACTATCGGATCTCCAGCAACAACAGTTACAGTAGACACATATGTTCCTGATATTCTTAAAGTTGATATTTTAATTAATGTGAAACAAAATGATGCTGAGGATAAGATTCGTAAAAAGAATTTCTTTAGCAATACAACTTTTGTTGGCACAAGAACTAACTTCACATACCCAAGCAGCCCAAGCGGTAACACAACAGTAACTGTGCCAAATTATGGTGTAGTTGCGAATGTTGATGTGGCGGCTGGATTAGTTTTCTTAACCGATGTGACATTTAATACTGTACGTCCTGGCGATTCAATATCATTGTTTGTCCCAGACGTTGTTAAAGTTCGCAAAGTTCTTGCAGGTAACACAACTCACTTACCTGATGTAAACAATGTCACTGACGTGACTGAGCGTTTTTATGTTGATTATGGTCAACGAGATGATGTGTATGATCACGCTAAACTTATTCTTAAGGCTGGTTACGATAGTCCAAGCGCCAAATTATTGGTGCATGTGGATTTCTATCAGCATGTTTATGTTGCTGGCGCAAACGTATCATTCTTCTCTGTAGACTCATATTCGCAAAATCAATATGAGAGCGGAGCAATCCCTATCTACACATCGTCAACAGGCAAAGTATATTACTTGCGCGATTGTTTAGATTTCCGTCCAACTAGACCAATCGGCGATACAGCTGAGACTCTAACAGTTCCAAATCTTCCATCACCAGATGAAGTTACGGAATTGTCATTAGATTATTATCTACCTCGCATTGACAAGTTGGTGCTATCAAAGGATAAAGAATTCCGCGTCATTCAAGGTAAGTCTGCTCCAAGACCACTACCTCCTGAAGATCTAGATGACGCAATGACATTGTACACACTATATCTCCCACCATATGTGGCTGATATTCGTGAGATTAAAACAAAGTATGTTGAGAATCGCCGTTTCACAATGAAGGATATTTCTTCGATTGAGAAACGTCTACAAAAAGTTGAGTTCTTCGTATCACTAAACAATGTTGAAAAACTTGCTATGTCAGACAAGACTCAATATGAAGATGGTACTGATAAAGAGAAGTATGGTATTGTTGGCGAGAATTTCTTAAACTTTAATATTGCTGACTTTAAGTCGAGCGACTTTAAAGTTGCTCTAGAAAATGGCTTTATGCTTCCAACAATGAAGATCACGCCTATTGGGTTTAAGAAAACAAACTTAACAAATACAACTTTGAATAAGAAAACAGTTTCCCTAGAATTTACTGAAACACCAGCAATTTCTCAGGGACTTGTTTCTAACAAGGGCGTTGGCGTCCAGCCATTCTTATTCGGTCAATTTAATGGATCAATTTCATTGACGCCAGATACAGATTACTGGTCAGCTGAAGATCTCAAACCAGAAATTATTTCAGTTCCTGAGAGAATTATTGAACATACTACGGTGATCAGAGAAACAGTTGTTGAGCCACCTTCGCCACCAACTCTTCCAACACCAACAAGTAATGCTAACACAGTTATTATTACAACTCCTGGTGGCGATCCACCAGCTCCATCTGGAGATGATGATGTTGTTGTTACACCACCAACACCACCTGCTCCAGTAATTCCAATCATTCCTTCAGAACCAGAACCACCACCTGTATTGGAAATTATTGACCCACCTATTATATTCAGTTATGATCCATGGTGGGGTGGTATTCCTCGTTTTTATGGAAATTTGTGGCAATTTGGTGGCACACTAGGCGGAGATAACCTATGGGCTCCAAGTTATCCACCAACAGTATTTACAGTTGAACCAGACTCAATACCATCACCAAATCCAACAGTTACACCACCAATCGTACTAGATAATTCATTCAGTGGTGGTATCAGTGGATTTACTGATGCGCAATTAAGCGGCGGTGGTGGTCGCGGAGATCTTGAAGATTTTAATTATGACAGAAATTAAAGGGTAGAAAAATACATGGCAATTACAACTAATTTTGGTAAATTGGTAGTAGATACAAGTCTAATTCCATACATTCGATATAACGATGTTGAGTTTACTGCGCATAATCTTATGCCATATACTCTTGCAAAGTTATTCTTCGATGACGTCGCAGTTAATAATTTTTGTCAGGCTGGCGGAAGATTGCTTCTTGATTCTAAAAAAATTATCGCAGTAAGTCGAAATAATTCTACCACGATCACTACTTCTGCGAATGACGCACAAACAGATATTGTTTTCCAAGGAACATCAAATACTGTTAACACCTTTAATGGTCGCATTGAAGCATTTTATTCTGCTAACTCAACAATCATTATTCGTCGGTTAAGCGGCGACTTTGATGAAACTGCTCAATTGTTTATTGAAAACGTAAGCAGTGGTACAGTGTACGCAAATTGTAATGTTGTTTCTGTAACAGATTTCCAAACTTCTGATTCTTTTTATCCTGGCGAAGGTGTTATTGCTCCGCAAAGAAATAATGCTTTTGCGACTGTTATTGCCACTTCAGGCGAAAATATTCTTTACGTTAACCAAAACTACATCAACCTAAACGTAGATGCAGTTGGTGTTAATGTTCTTTCGTCAATGAGTTCTGATTATAAAGATGGCGACATTATCTATCAGACAGCCAGCGGAACAAACAGATATGATCTTGCGACGTTTAAAGGCGTCGTTCGATTCTTCAATGTTGGTGGTGCAGGTTCTATTGCTATTGAGCCTATGGACGGTAACATTGTAGCAAACTCAAATGTTGCTGGATCAAATGTTCTTGTTCAAATGTGGAACGCATCAAACCCTGCAGCAAAACCTCTTGCTGCTAACGACTTCAACACACTCGGCATCGCTTCAAATAATTTTATTCGTAGCGTCACAAACACTTCTGTTAATATCAACGTAAGTTCATTCATCCATCGCTCTGGTGTAATTGCTAATACTCTTGCTCCTAACACATCAACAGTCATGTTGGTGACGAGCAGCGGAAATAATCCTGCAAACGGTAATTTGATTTACTTCACAACAGGAACTGGTGTTGGTGAGTTGCGTCGTGTTGTGTCAATCAGCGGCGCACAAGCTGTATTAAACAGCGCATTATCATTTACTCCAACAACAAACACGCACTACTCAATCGGTAATTTCGAAGTTGATCAGTACGGAACTCTTGCTGGTATTTTCCATATTCCATCATACCCAACGTTTAAGTTTAAAACTGGCGATCGTGTCTTTACGATCACAGATACTGCTCGCTTTAATGATCCTGATTACAAAATGCGCGCAGCAGCAACTTATGCGGCAAGTGGTATATTAAAACAAACACAGAGAATTCAAACGACTCCTGTATTACCACCTCTTCCAGAAACTTTTGCTGATATTCCAGTCGCACCAGTTTCTCCTGCTGATAGAACCTTTAATGGATCTGCAACAAAGTCTCCTGTTACTGGTTCAACAGCATCCACAACACCACGTATTCCTCTTGGAGACGGGTTGGCTCAAACGTTCTTTACGCCAAAGCCAAACGGAAATCAGCAGGATTATGGTATCTTCTGTAGTTCAATTGACTTGTTCTTTAAGAGTAAGCCATCAGTTGCGCAGTATTTCCAAAATTCTAAATTAATTTCACGTGGGTCTTTACAACTTCCTGTTACAGTTAAGATTGCCGAAGTTCAAAATGGTTATCCAACAAAGAACTACTTGGCTGCGAAAACATTACAATCAAAAGATGTAAAGATCTCTGAAGTTCCAAGCACATCAAATGTCGCAACTGTCACAAAGTTTACATTTGATGACCCAGTATACTTAGAACCAAATCGTGAATATGCTATTGTGATTGGATCAGATTCCCCAGACTATGAAGTTTGGATTGCTGAGTTGGGAACAGATGTTCTAGGTATAACACCAGCACGTCGTATCTCAGAGCAACCATATGCTGGTTCATTCTTCCGCTCACAAAACTCATCAACTTGGACGCCATATCAAAATCAAGACCTAATGTTCGTATTAAATAAAGCAGTCTTTGAATCTGCTGGTACGGCAACGTTTAGTCTTGATGAAACGCCAACAGCAAATACATTAGTTGATCGTGTTATGTTGATGTCATCAGATTTACGATTCCCAGTTGGTATTGTTGATTACAATCTAAAGGGTAAGTATGCGATTGATGGAACACTAGAAAACGCTGGTGTATTCTTAACACCACACGTTGCTCTTGAATACGGCACATTGCTCGATCGTTCTGGTAAAGAATCTTCAGCAACGTTCTTAAATCGTCGTGTGATTGAACGCGGAAATGCAAATAGTTTCGTAATGACTGTTCAAATGTCATCAAGTAACCCAGACGTTTCGCCAATTGTTAATACTGAGCGTTTGTCTGTCGCTGCTGTGACCTTCGGCATTAACAATGCAGGTTTAAGTAATAGCGATATCTCAATCACCAACGTTGGTGCAGGATATAATGCCCACGCAAATAGCGGCAACTCTATTGTTGGTGGATCAAATACATCACTTAATAACTTTGCTCAACTATATCGTCAAACGTTCTATGCGAATAACTGGAACGTTGGTTTCTATAACATCACAATTACCAATAACGCAAACGATAATGGTAGTGGCGCAACAGGATTTGCTGTAGCAAATACCGACGGCTCTAACACAATAAGTCATATCGTTATAACAACAGTTGGTAAGGGATATCTAGAATCACCAACAATGACTATCGCAAATGGTAATGCTGCATCAGCAGTACAAGCTGTTGCTCTAGTGTCTGGTGAAACAGGTAAGAACGGCGGCAATATCCTAGCCAAGTACATTACTCGCGAAATCGTTCTCGGTGATGGATTTGAGTCAGGTGATATTCGCGTGTTTATGGATGCGATTTTACCAACAGCTTGCGGCATCGAAGTATACTACAAAGTTCTTTCCTCAGATGATCCAGATAGAATTTCAGATAAGAGCTGGCTTCGTATGGACAAAGTCAAAGAAGTATTTTCGCGCAACGCACAAACATTAGTTGGGTTAGAATTCCGTCCTTCGTTGGAAGAAAATAGAATCAACTATACTGAAAATGGTATTTCATATCCTATCGGTGGAACATTCAAAAACTTCCAAGTTAAAATTTGTTTAACATCCAGCGATGCGTCAATTGTTCCTAAAGTTCGCAACTTGAGAATTATTGCTGTTCCTGAGGGATAATATGGAAGATAAAGCAAGAGTGTCAGATAATATGGATTTCGTGAAGGATATGAACAACTTTGCGTTATTAAATACAAACAAGTCTGCAGTTGTTAAGCATCAACAAAAAATAGCTGAGATTCGCAGACAAAAGAATGTGGAATCAGAGATAAATAATCTGAAGTCAGAAGTTTCTGATATCAAAAATATGTTAGGGCAAATTTTAAAAGCCGTTGGCGGCGAGAAATAAAACATGGCAAATACAATTAACGTTGCAATTATTAGCACATCAAATACGTTTAATCAATGGCGTATTAATGACAATCTTGTTGCAAATGATGTGAACGAAATTACTCGCGGCAACTTTGTAAAGCCACGCGGAAATGTGACGATCAACGAGGGTTATCTTCGAATCGCAAATACTACTGGCGGTGTTATTCTTGATGTCGCTGATGACACAAATATCGACGGAACTCTAACAGTATTCAACGTCGAATTAGACAACTCAACCAATCACCTATATGTTGATGCTGGTGATATTCACTATCGCCGCATGGGTGCTACTGACTTGTATCAGATTAATACAAACACAGTTATCTATGCAACAAACGTAAGCATTTCAAATGCAACTGTTGGCGGCACATTCAACGTTTCTTCAAATACGTTAATCACGGCATCAAATGTCGTAATCTCAAATACGCAAGCAGGTGGCACGTTTAACGTTGAATCAAATACAACGATTTCATCGCAGAAAGTAAGAGTTTCAAATACAACTGCTGATGCTCGCTTTAACGTATCGCCAAACACATACTTCTTTGGCAACCATGTTAATGTAGCAAATACTCATGGCGCTGCAACGTTTGAAGTGACGCCAAATACATTCTTTTTTGCTAGTGCCAATGTCACAGGAAATGTTAACGTTGGATCAAGACTAGAAGTTACAGGCAACGCAAATCTTTATTCTAATCTCGGTGTAACTTGGAACACATTTACTGGTAATGCTTTTGTTGCTCAAAATACGTTCTCTGGTAATCTTTCTGTAACTCAAAATACATCAACTGGAAATCTTGCTGTTACACAAAACACAACATCAGGGAACCTCGTTGTTTCAAATAGAACTCAAACAAATAATCTAGCAGTAGTTAGCCTTGCTAATATTGCGAATGCTAATTTGATCAATGCTACAATCACAACATTGACTGTAATTGATCCAATCCAAGCACCAGCAACAACTGCTGATGACAAGTATATCCTACGCTTCGGTGCAACAACAGACGGCAACGGAACAATTCGAGTGCAGCGTTCTGCTGTTTCTGGTAACGCTGAATTGTTTTGGAATGATATTACGGATACTTGGAATTTCCTAGCAAATGGACTACCAGCACCTCTAAACACTGGTAATTTAACTGCTGCAAACTTAACTGTAACTGGTGAAATCAATACTTCTGGTAACATCACAGGAACAATGAAGTCTGTCAAGGATTTCTTAGACACTAGCACTGTTTCAGGAACTGTGTCAGCAAACCTTGCTAATTCTAACTGGTTCAGATATACTTTGTCTGGTAGTACAACGTTTAACTTCACCAACGCACCACCATCAGGAACTGCTATGACGTTTTCATTGGTGGTTATCCAAGGTAGTGGGGGTGGTAAAACTGTTTCTTGGAGTAACACTGTTTATTGGGCTGGTGGGCAAGTGCCTCCAGCAACAACTTCCGCTGCTGGAAGAACAGATGTCTGGACATTTACAACATATGACGGTGGCGCGACCTATATTGGCACACTTGCTGTTAAAGACGCTAGATAATATTCATGGCACGTAGACCAGATACATTAGAAAAATCCTGGATCGTAGGTCCTTCGCGCGGTACGCAGACCTTCAATTCACCAACTAATCTTTTCATAGATTACGGAAGACACATTGCAACTGTTTCTGGTCGCGGTGGTTCTGGTAACGTTCCTACTGCAGTTTATACAGTAAATTACAATACAAATTATAATGTTGCGTATCCAGTCGCGACTCAACCTATTGCCAATAGACCTGCTACTGCTTGGATTACAAACTACAATGTAGTATATCCAGTAGTTAATCAACCTGTTGCGAATCAGCCTGCAACAACTTGGGTTACAAATTATAGTACAAATTATAATATTGTTTATCCAATCGGAAATCAACCAGCAACTGCATATTCAACTAATTACAACACGAATTATAATGTCGTATATCCTATTGAAAATCGTCCAATAGACAATCAACCAGCAATTGCTTGGGTGACAAACTATGTCACCTTCTATAACACTGTCGGAGTTGAAGGTAACAGACCTATTGGTAATCAACCAGCAACTGCATATTCAACTAATTACGTCACTTTTTACAATATTGTCTATGGCACTGGAAACAGACCTATTGCTAATCAACCAGCAACAGCATGGGTAACGAATTATGCAACATTTTATAATGTTGTGTATCCAGTAGTTAATCAGCCAATAGCAAATCAGCCAGAAACAGCATGGGTAACTAATTATAATACTAATTACAACGTCGCATATCCTGTCGGAAATCAGCCAATCGGTAATGTAGATTGGGCTGCATCATATTGGGTAGGCGGGGCTGATTACCAATTCTCGCAATATCCCATACAGTTAACATCGGGAAATTATGGCACAAATTTATGGGATTCATTAGGCACAAATACAAATTTGCCAGATCCTGTTAGTATGTACGCTAATGCAATTAGAGACGAATTTGGAAGCCCATTACCAGGAGATCCAACATCGGGTTATATTGAAATTTTTTATTCTGCATTACAAACAAACTACAACACCAACTACAACGTTGTATATCCAGTAGTTAATCAGCCAATCGCAAACCAACCAGCAACAACTTGGCAAACAAACTATAACACCAACTACAATATTGCTTATCCAATCAGTCAACAAAATCTTGCCAATCAGCCAATTACTGCATGGGTAACGAATTATACTACTAATTATAACATTTCATATCCTATCGGCAGTCAACCTATTGCTAATCAGCCTGCAAATGCATGGGTTACGAATTATAACATAAATTACAACATTTCATATCCGATTGCTGCACAACCTATTGCTAATCAGCCAGCAACTGCATACACCACAAACTACAACACCAACTACAACGTTGTATATCCAGTAGTTAATCAGCCAATAGCAAACCAACCAGCAACAGCATGGGTAACGAATTATAACGTAGTTGCAGTGGAAGGAAATCGACCTATCGCCAATCAGCCTGCTACAGCATACTCAGTAAACTATAATACAAATTACAATATTGTCTATCCTGTTGGCAACCAACCAATTACCACATGGTCAACAAACTACAACACAAATTATAATGTCGTATATCCTATACAAAATCAGCCAATTGCTAACCAACCGCTCACATCTTATATTCCTGGTGCGCCTGGAACACCAACAAATGTGCTAGGTGTGTATTTCCCAGGCGGTGATGTTGCCTCGCTTGCTCCAACTGTGCCTGAAACTGTTGTTAATTATTGGGACTTCAAGGATAATGAAAATTACCCAGTACAGGTTCCTTCTGGCGGACAAATCATCGTAAAGATTGAGTGATTCGAATCGCTAAATACTTTTGCGGTTGTAGCGAGCGAACATGTCAAAGCCATTAATTTTATCAAAATCTTGGATTTTAGGTGCAGCCAGAGCAGTTACCACGTTCAATGCCCCTGGAAACCTTACGATTCCATATGGTCAATTCAAGGGAACCATATCTGGGCGCGCTGGAACGGGTAATGATCCAGTGGCTGCAGCATACGCAATCACGTATGCAACAAATTATAACACTGTTTATCCGATCGCAAATCAGCCAATTGCTAATCAACCAGCGACGGCGTACAGTATTCTGTACAACACAAATTACAATACAGTATATCCGATCGCATCACAACCTGAAGCAGCTCGTCCTGCAACTGCATACAGTACAAACTACAGCACCAACTATAATATTGCATATCCGATTGCAACACAGCCAGAAGCATCTAGACCTATTACTGCTTGGGCTACAAACTATAATGTTGCATACCCAGTAGCAAACAGACCAGAAGCATCGCGTCCTGCAACTGCTTACAGCACAAATTATAACACCAACTATAACGTCGCGTATCCTATTGCCAATCAGCCGATTACTGCATACACTATTCTGTATAATACCAACTATAACGTTGCGTATCCTATTGCTAATCAGCCGATCACTGCTTACACGATTCTCTATAACACGAACTACAACGTTGCATATCCAGTAGCAAATAGACCTGAAGCATCAAGACCAGCGACTGCTTATAGCATCACATATTCAACTAACTATAATACTGCATATCCTGTTGCGAATAGACCCGAGGCATCTAGACCTGTTACAGCATATTCTACAAATTACAATACTGTTTATCCAGTTGCCAACCAACCTGAAACTGGAAGACCGATTACTGCATACTCAACGAATTATAATATTGCATATCCAGTAGCCAACCAACCAATCGCAAGTTACAATCCAGCGACAAGTTTTAACTGGTATGCGAATGAATATTATTCTGATAATTTTTATGGAGCATTCAATACATCAGGAAATTATAATGGAAGTGGTTCATGCCCCACACCATTCACATATTATTCAATCGATTATAACTTCTATCCAGAATTTGAGGTGTATTATACAGCAAATTTTGTTTGCACTCCTGCTGGTGGTAACAACGCAAATTACAATACAAACTACAACGTTGCATATCCTATAGCCAACCAACCTGCAACTGCATATTCGATTACATACTCAACGAATTACAACGTAGCATATCCTATCGCAACCCAACCTGCGACAGCATATACTATTCTCTACAACACAAATTACAACGTTGCATATCCAATTGCTAACCAACCAGAAACTGGTCGACCTGTTACTGCGTACACGATTCTCTATAATACTAACTACAATGTTGCGTATCCAGTAGCAAGTCAACCTGAGGCGTCACGCCCAGTTACTGCGTACTCAACTAATTACAACATCGCATATCCAGTAGCAAATCAACCAGAAGCATCTAGACCAGTTACTGCATATTCTACAAATTATAATACTGTGTATCCTGTTGCTAATCAGCCAATTGCTAACCAACCTGCGACTGCGTACAGTATTCTTTACAACACAAACTACAATATTGCGTATCCTATTGCTAACCAACCAGCAACAGCATATAGTATTTTGTATAACACAAATTATAATGTTGCTTATCCAGTTGCTAACCAGCCGATTGCTAATCAGCCAGCGACTGCATTCACGATCAATTATAATACCAATTATAATATTGCATATCCAGTAGCAAATCAACCAGAAGCATCTAGACCAGTTACTGCATATAGCGTCAACTATAGCACCAACTACAACATAGCATACCCAATTGCTAATCAACCAGAAACAGGTCGCCCAATTACAGCATATACACCAGGAAATGTTGGGCAAGCGCAAACTATTCTTGGCGTATACTTCCCAGGTGGACCAATCTCAACTGTGGCTCCAACTATTCCAGAAACAGTTGTTCCATATGATTCATTTCCAATTGATAATCTTGCTGTTGCTGTTCCTCCTGGTGGACAAATTGTCATCAAACTTGAGTAAGTATAAAGTCGTACAAATATACTTTACAAAGTTTCATAAATAAGTTATAATTTGATTTCGTTATTTTTGAGGTTTATTTTATGCCGTATCCAGTGCAACGTTATGCTCGTGTTTTGAATCGTTTTTGTGTTGCTACAAAAGCATTTACCAAAGACGAAATAGAAAAGATCCTAGACCTAGAAGACCTGCAAAAATTTCAAAAAGGTGCCGTCGGCGCTGGGACAGGTAAGGGTCAAGTCAACAAAAAAACTCGTGATAGTGAAGTCATGTGGATTATGCATGACCAAACTTCAGATTGGCTTTATCAAAAATTTTCTAGTTTAGTTTCTGCCGTCAATTATGATCATTTTATGTATGATGTTGATGGTTTTGAAAATTTTCAATACACTGTTTACAAGTCTAAAGACAAACAACATTATGATTGGCATGTTGATGCATCAAATTTGTCAACTCCATTTGAAAGAAAAATCAGCGCAACTATTGTTCTTACTGACCCAAGCAAATATGAAGGCGGTGAGTTTGAGTGCGTATTAAATGGTCGTGTTGATGAACCATTTCTCGCTAAACCAGAACTTGGTGATGTGATTTTCTTTGATTCCAAAATGCCACATCGTGTTCGACCAGTGACTTCTGGTATTCGAAAATCGTTGGTTGCTTGGGTGATGGGTAAAAATACATGGTAACATTTAAAAAACTCAAGTTTTGGGATAATCCAATCATAGAGTTTTATTGTCATCCTGATTTGGTTGGTATTATCCCTGAGCCAAGAGCTGCTGTTAAACATCTTCCTGATTGGTTTAAGAACCTTGAGCCAACGTTTGGTGATGATCGTGACTCATTTGGTAACAAAGCAATGTCAGCAAAACGTTGTTTACCGTTATTAGATGCGATGTCGCTAGGATTTACTATTCCTATTTGTGCCGATCTCCACATTCGTAGTAATCATAATAATAGTCAAATAGATGTGATTAATCCTCCTGGTCTTAAAGTTTGCGAGTTTCATACTGCTGATCAAGTTGGTGGTCCAAACGCAGCAAGACCTAATCATGGTAATCCGCTAAAATTTTTAAATCGATGGATCATTAAAACAGCACCAGGTTGGTCAACGCTATTCATTAGCCCACTAAATCATTTTGATCAACCGTTTACATGTTTAAGCGCAATGGTTGATACGGACAAATATCCTAAAGAAGTTAATTTTCCTGCGTTGTTAAATATATTTGATGCTGATGTTCACATTCCTGCAGGCACACCATTAGTTACTGCTATACCAATCAAACGAAATTCGTTTGAGAAGAAGCCTGTAGTTCGACCAATTACGCAAAGTGAGTTTAAAACTGTTGAAAGAATAGGCAGAATTCAAAATAATAGAACGCACTACTATACTTATGAATTGAGAGAGAAGAAATAATTATGTTTAATTTTTTAAAAAAAGATAAACCAGATCTTGAGTTTGTGGACAAATCTAAAGTAGTTTATCCGCATTATCCGCCTATTCTTGCTAAAGATTTAAAACCATTTAAAGAACATCAAGAAAAAAAGTTTGATAATTACAATTTCCCTAAATGTCCTGGTATGCATGACTATGCTAGAATAGGATATATTATTCCTGCTTGGAGCAATTTTCATATCAAAGCAAACAAAGCAGGATTTGTTGGTGTAGTTGGAAACGCTGGAGAAGATTCTAAAAAACGTCAAACCCCTCTGGGTCAGCCACAATATATGGACATAGGCATTGTTGATGGAATCTTTGCGCCTCAAGGTGGCGTTCAGCCATCAATTTTAAATTTTCCTGGAGCATGGAAAATTCATGGTAATGGTAATATTTCAGCACTTGTGATGCCAGCGTTTTATCACTCTACGTTCTTAGATGATCTTTATGTGTATCCAGGAGTTGTAGATTACAAAGGCTTCACAACAGTTAATTTTATTTGCTCACCTAAACGAGAATGCGAATTAGAAATCAAAGCAGGTGATCCTATTTTGCACATAATTCCATTCATTACTGATAAAACAATAGTTGCGAGTTATGGTGCTGTTACTCAAGAGCAAGACGATTATAACAAAATATTAAAATGGTTCCACGAATCTAATTTTTACAGAAAGTATTATATGATTCGTAAAAAGTATACACTCAATAAGAAAGTAGAATAATGGCTAAAATATTTGTAAACATATGTTCTTATAGAGACAAGTTATTAGCACCAACTATACAGAGTCTACTTGATACTGAATCAGGTAGAAACCAAATCACATATGGTGTGTTTGAGCAAACTAAACTTGAGAACAGTTTACAAACTACAAACCCTGATCTAGTTAAACATCCTAGAATTAGATATAAACGCATTGATCCTGAGTTCTCTGACGGAGTAGTCTGGGCGCGAAGTATCAATTCAATGCAAATCTACGACGAAGAGTTTCAATATCAAATTGATTCTCATATGTTGTTCGACAAAGATTGGGATCACCAGTTAATTCTAGATTACAATGATGCTCGAAAAATCGCCAATACAGATAAAGTTGTTTTAACTGCTGGCACAAAAAACTTTGATCTTGAAGAAAACAGAATTATTAAACACACCCTAACAGATGACATCACTGTTAAGTTAGGATATTTTCAATTCGATAAAGATCTCCGTCTCCACGCTCATGGTCCTTGGGTTTCTGCAACTGAGCATGTAACTCCATCTATTCATATTTGCGCTGGCAACTTCTTTATGCCAGTAAGTTGGATTAAAGATGTGGGATATAATACCAAAATCTTCTTTGAAGGCGAAGAGCAAATATTCGTTATTAGCACGATTTTGGCTGGATACCATATTTACCACCAAAGAAGAATCCGCGTGTATCATTACGTCCGTTCTGGCAGCCATGATACCAAACAAACTATCAACCCAGTTGCAGATCCGCAAAAACTGGAAATGAATCATAATCGTTCTAAGAAAGAGATTATTGATTACATTTACTCTTTATCTGAAGATCAACTTGAACATTATCGCAAGATTACAGGGGTTGATTATATAAATAGAAAATTAGAAAACCGCGCTATCTCCAGAGCAATCACACCAAACCCAGGAGTTGTGGTGGATTGGGAGGTGCCTGACAGAACCTAGTTTGTGACTGAATCGAAGGATTCCAATATTAATAAATACCCATATAAATTCAGGAATTCCTAAATGGCGCAATTTGTAGAAGTAGACCTCGATCAGGGCACAGATTTTAATCTCGATATCGTAGTCCGAAGAGATGATGGCAGCGTAATCAACGTTGCAGGATACACCTTTTCATCATCTATGCGCAAATCATTCTATTCTACCAGCGCAACCGCAAATTTAACTGTTTCAGTAGTAAATGCTGCGAATGGTAATGTGCGATTTTCTCTCAATTCCGCATCGACTGCAAATATCAAAGCAGGTCGTTATGTGTTTGATATTAAACAAATTGATACTTCGAATGCAACAACAAGAATGTTCGAAGGTATTATAACAGTTAATCCACAGGTAACGAAATGACGACAATTGGCATTACATACGCTGCAGGACCACAAGGTCCACAAGGTCCTCAGGGTCCAGATGGTTCTACAGGTCCTCAAGGTCCCAGTGGCGCGACAGGTCCTCAAGGTCCGCAAGGTCCTTCTGGTCCGCAAGGCGTATTAGGTCCTCAAGGTCCTAGTGGTCCAAGTGGTGCTAATTCAACTGTCGCTGGTCCTCAAGGTCCTTCTGGTCCGCAAGGCGCATCAGTTACTGGTCCGCAGGGTCCACAAGGTTCAACTGGTCCTCAAGGTCCTCAAGGTGTAACTGGATCACAAGGCATTCAAGGATTAGCAGGTCCGCAGGGTCCACAAGGTTCAACTGGTCCTCAAGGTCCACAAGGTGCGCAAGGTAATGCTGGTCCACAAGGTCCTCAGGGTGCTGTTGGTCCTCAAGGTCCACTTGGTCCGCAAGGTCCTCAAGGCGCGCAAGGTTCAACTGGTGCTCAAGGTCCACAAGGTGCTGTTGGTCCTCAAGGTCCACTTGGTCCGCAAGGTCCTCAAGGCGCACAAGGTGATGCATCAACTGTTCCTGGACCACAGGGTCCACAAGGTCCACAAGGAAATTCTGTTACAGGTCCGCAAGGTCCACAAGGTCCTCAAGGAAGTATTGGTCCTCAGGGTCCGAAAGGCGATCAAGGCGAAACTGGTCCGCAAGGTCCTCAAGGTCCACAAGGCGTTACTGGAGCACAAGGTCCGCAGGGCGTAGCAGGTCCACAGGGTCCACAGGGTCCACAGGGTCCACAAGGATTAATTGGCGCGCAAGGTAATCAGGGCGATCTAGGTCCACAAGGTCCTCAAGGTCCGCAAGGTGCTTTAGGTCCAACAGGTCCATCATTAGCAGGTCCGCAAGGTCCTCAAGGTCCACAGGGTGTTGCTGGTCCATCTGGTCCATCTGGAGCAACAGGAACTGGCATCACAGTTCTTGGCACAGTATTAACTGTGGGAAATCTTCCTGGCGGTGCATCGGATGGCGATGCATATATTGTTACCGCTGATGGTCATTTGTATGTGTGGAGTTCTGGAACTTCATCTTGGATTGACGCTGGTCCTATCGTTGGTCCTCAAGGTCCGCAGGGTCCTCAAGGAACAACTGGTCCACAGGGTCCGCAGGGTCCTCAAGGAGCGATAGGTCCACAAGGTCCGCAAGGTCCGCAAGGCGATGTTGGTCCTCAGGGTCCACAAGGTCCGCAGGGTGTAGCAGGTCCGCAGGGTCCACTTGGTCCACAAGGTCCGCAGGGTGCTCAAGGCAGCACTGGTGACCCAGGTCCACAAGGTCCTCAAGGTCCTGCTGGAAATACAGGTCCTCAAGGTCCACAAGGTGTTGTTGGTCCACAAGGTCCGCAGGGTCCACAAGGTCCTCAAGGCGCGCAAGGTGATGCATCAACTGTTCCTGGTCCTCAAGGTCCTCAAGGTCCACAAGGTCCGCAAGGCGCACAAGGTATTCAAGGATTAACAGGTAATACTGGTCCTCAGGGTCCACAAGGTCCACAAGGTCCACAGGGTGATGCGTCAACTGTTGCTGGTCCTCAGGGTCCTCAAGGTCCGCAAGGAAACTCCGTGACAGGTCCGCAAGGTCCACAAGGTTCTCAAGGTATTCAAGGATTAACAGGTGATGCTGGACCGCAAGGTCCACAAGGTCCTCAGGGTTCACAAGGCGCTGCTGGATCAACAGGTCCTCAGGGTCCTCAAGGCGCACAAGGTTCAACAGGTCCGCAGGGTCCTCAGGGTCCTCAGGGTCCACAAGGATTAACTGGTAATGCTGGACCACAAGGTCCACAAGGTCCACAGGGTGATGCATCAACTGTTGCTGGTCCTCAGGGTCCTCAGGGTCCACAAGGTTCGCAAGGATCAACAGGACCGCAGGGTCCACAGGGTGCTACTGGCGCAAGAAATTATACAGTCACAAACAGCGGCGCAAGTGCTTATGTAATTGATGGTTCAAATAATCCGACATTGAATCTGTTGCGTGGATTTACCTATACATTTAGTGTTAATGCTTCTGGTCATCCATTTTGGATTCAAACAGTTTCTGGGGCATATAGTTCTGGAAACATATACACCAATGGAATAACAAATGGTGGTGTTGCTGTTGGTACAATTACATTTGCTGTTCCATATGATGCACCAAGCGTGTTGTATTATGTTTGCCAGTTCCACTCGTCAATGGCTGGAACAATCAACATCAGTGATGTTGGTCCTGTTGGTCCACAAGGACCACAGGGTCCACAGGGTCCACAAGGTCCTATCGGATCAACTGGTGACTCAGTGACTGGACCTCAAGGACCACAAGGTCCAGCAGGTTCTAATGGTTCAACTGGACCACAGGGTCCACAAGGAAACACAGGTCCACAGGGTCCACAGGGTCCACAAGGATTGAAGGGTGATACTGGTGAATTCGGTGGCGCAACCTTTGAGTTTGTGTACTTAACAAATACTGCAAACACTGATCCAGGTGCCGCAAACGTTAAATTTGACAGTGCTGATTTCTCAACAGCAAATACGATGATACTTGATTTTATTGACGACAACGGCGCAAATGTGTTTAATTATTTGCAAACGATTGACGATTCTACATCAAGTATTAAAGGAACATTTAAAATTGCGAATACCGCAAACGTTTTAAATTTTGCATTCTTTAATATAACTGGTCTGCATGATCATGTTGCAGATTACTTCTTTATTCCTGTTGACCACACAACTGGTGTAACATCATTCCCTAATGGCGCAAATGTAACGATGACATTTGTGCGCACTGGTGATAAAGGTGACACTGGTCCACAAGGTCCGCAGGGTGTTACAGGTCCTCAAGGTCCGCAGGGTGTTGTTGGTCCTCAAGGACCGCAGGGACCACAGGGACCACAAGGTCCAACAGGACCAAACGAAGGCGCAACACTAAAAGCAGTCAAAGATTTTATTGTTGCTAATACTAATACGAATGGCGCAAATACTGTAAATCTTACAGACTCAAATTATTTCCGTCATGTTATGACTGCAAACGTAGCATTTACATTTACCAATGCTCCTTCATCAGGAACAGGTCAATTGTTTACGTTACTATTATTGCAAGATGGAACTGGTGGAAGATACCCAACATTTGCTAACACTGTTTATTGGGCTGGTGGTGCTATACCGCCTGCTACAGTAGCATCAAATGCACGTGACTTGTGGACGTTTATCACCTATGATGGTGGATCAACGTACTGGGGAACCTTGACAATGAAGGATGCTAAATAATTTTATATTGGTAATTTGAGTTTGTTATGAAAGTTCATGTATTGGGGAATCCTCGCACACCTACAGGATTAACAAATCGCGTTGATCCTTTTGCTGTTCACACATACAAATATATCCAGCATCTTTCTCAGCATTTCCATATGATTCACTATGGAATTCCTGGCGCACAGGTTGAGTGTGAACATGTTGATATTCCAACAACACCAACAGAAATAAAACGTTTCAATGAAATTGCTGGTGAAGAAATTCGTAAAAGAGCAAGCGATGGAGATATAATTGCTTGTTTTTTTGGAGTTGATAATCAACTTGCTTGCGAAATGAATCCAAATTGCAAACCAGTTGAACCATCTATTGGATATAGAGCCAATGGAATATTTGCGCCATATCGCGTGTTTACTTCTTATGCTAACATGCATTTCTTTTATGGTGAGCGTGGGATGCTCATGAATCCTTCTTGGTTCGATGCAGTAATTCCAAATCCATTTACAGTTAGTGAGTTTGAATATTGTGATTTTAAAGATGATTATTTTTTGTATTTTGGTAGAGTCGTTGAAGAAAAGGGTGTTCATCTTGCAATTCAAGCAACAGAAAGGCTAGGCAAAAAACTTATTATTGCTGGTCCTGGATCGTTGCAGAGTTTAGGATACAACAAAACTCCAGATCATGTTACGATGTTTGGCATTGCTGATGCTGAACAACGAAAACAGTTGATGCGTAAAGCAAAGTGTTTAATCGGATTAACGCATTATGTTGAGCCATTCGGTAACATGGTCATCGAAGCAAATCTATCTGGCACACCATCAATCACAACTGATTGGGGCGGATTTACTGAAACTGTGGTGGAAGGCAAAACAGGATACAGAGTTAGAGATTTTAAATCATTATTAACTGCTATGAATTCAATAGACAAAATTGAATCATCTGATTGTCGTGGATGGGGATTAAATTTTTCTGATGAAATGGTGCATTTAAAGCATAAGCAGTATTTAGATAAAGTAATCAAGAATCAATTTTATGAATAACCTTGTAGTTGTTGGATCGTCAATCAGCCCAAGACCAGGAACTTTTACTTACAGCCCAACACGATCTAAATTTGACGCAGAAGAAAGATTAAGGCAAACTATATTTACAGTTAATTCTTTACAAAATAGTTTACCAAATACAAAAATTGTAATTGTAGATTCGTCCGAAGATGTTTATGAGTATATCATAACCTTGAGTCATCTTAGGAATGTAGAATTTGTCCAACTAAAACAATTATCAGTGGAAGCCCATGAGATAGTTAACTCTCACCCAAACAAAAGTCTTTGCGAGTCTTTGCTACTCAACACATATCTTAAACATAACAAAAAACAATTACAACAATATGATTATATCTTAAAGGCAACTGGTCGGTATTTTTATTTCAATTTAAACAATTCTCTATTCACAGAGAAAAATAAAAATAAAATATTTTTCAAGCGCCCATTAAATTTTGAATGGAATGACAGTTGGAAATATCAATTTGTAGATCGTAGAAATTGTCAAAATAATAACCGATTGCATCAGTATTGTACTGTGTTATATGGGTTTGGCAGTTCTCAGTTGGATAAGTTTATTGATATTAATGAAGCCACTGTCAATCTTCTAAATAATTCTAAGATGTCGCATTATGACATAGAAACATTGTCATATTATTTTACAAGACCGTTTGAAGCCGATGTGATTGAAACCGACTGGATTGTATCTGGTTGGGATGGGACATCTGGTCGATTTATGTATTATTAGGTAAAGTATGAAAACATCATTGATTATTACTGACGATTTTTATCAAAATCCTGATGACGTTCGAGCATTTGCGCTTTCACAGCCATTTGAAGTTTCAGGCAATTACCCTGGTCTCAGAACAAAACCATGGCTTCCTGATGATTTAAAAGCATCCATGCAATGGATTATTCAGAATGCTGGTGGTAAGATTACTCATTGGTTCGAAGACTCTGGATATACTGGCGCATTTCAAATTTGTACTGCGAAAGATCGCACTTGGATTCATGCTGACAGTTTTAATACTTGGGCGGCAGTTTGTTATCTAACCCCAGATGCGCCATTATCTTCAGGAACTGCGTTGTATCGCTATAAAGAAACAAAAGAATACGAACGCCAAGATAATAATAGCCCGCAATATGATGGATATGATTATACTAAATGGGAACAAACTGATTATGTTGCTAACAAATACAATCGTATTGTGATGTACAGAGGCAATCTTTATCACGCTTCCCTGGACTATTTCGGAAGTAATTCAAAAAACGGTAGATTGTTCCAAACCTTTTTCTTTAATACCGAATACTAATGAAGATTCTTCATGTAATGTTCTCAACTAATCGGATCAAGTATTTGATTCCGACGCTAGAATCCTTGAACAAGTTGGATTATGGTGACCATACAGTTGACAAATTAATCATAGACGATTATCCAAGAAACCGTAATCCTGCCATATTTGATTTAGTTTCTAAGGTTTATGGGTTTAATGTTACATTCAATGAGACCAATTTAGGTCTTTCTGTAAATTGGAGTGCGTTTTTTGACTGGCTCAAGGAGCAAGATTACGACTATATCTTACATCAAGAAGACGATGTGCTTTTAAACCGCAGAATACGAATTGATGATATGATCAATTGCCTAGAATCAGATTGTAAAATGGCTTCTGTTGTATTGCAACGCCAGCCATGGTATTTCCACGAACAAGAAACGAAAATTGAAGAAGGTGATATACCGTTCGGCAACTACTGGTACTCTAAAAACGTCAAAACATTTCCCATTATTTTTTCCCTGTACCGTAAATCCATACTCGAATACTCCTTCAGAGAGTACTGGAAATTCAACGTTAATGAGGGTATGGTGATGGTGTATTTAAATTTCTTTCATCAAATGTATGCTGCAACCCTTAAAGGTCCCAACGGCGAGAATCTAATTCACCACATTGGAGAAGAAACTGTGGGTAAAAGGATAGAGCCTGGAGAACCAAACTGGGAGCAATTTGCGCACATGGACCCTAATAGGGTTTATGATTCCAGAAATGGTCAACTGGTAGAGTAACTAAATATACAATAATTAGAGAGGTTCTAAATGGCGCAACCTAGCACTCGAACTCAACTTAAAGACTACTGCCTCCGCAAACTCGGTTTCCCAGTTGTTGATATTAACGTCGACGACGACCAACTAGACGATCGTATCGACGATGCTTTGCAGCACTTTAAAATTTATCATTATGATGGCACCGAAAGAGTATATTTGGCTCAAAAACTAACCAACGCTGATATTCTTAATGGTTATCTTAAGTTATGCGATAACATTACTGGTGTTTCTAGAGTATTTGCTTTTACTGGATCTACAGTAGGTTCAACTTCCTCAACTGGTTTTAATATGTTTGACATTAACTATCAGTTGCGCTTGAACGACTTTTACAACCTTACTTCTTCATCTTACACATACTACGTTATTGCGCGCGAACATTTAGCGATGTTGGATATGATTGTTACTGGTGAAATGCCATACACATACAATAAAAATGTTAATAAACTTACAGTCATTACAGATTGGGGTAAATTTAATGTTGGCAATTATATGGCATTTGAGGGATTTAGAGTCGTTGATGAAGAAACATATAGCAAAACATATAACGATCTTTGGCTAAAAGAATACACAACCGCATTGTTTAAGCAACAATGGGGAACAAACCTAAAGAAATATGGCAACTACGTTCTTCCTGGTGGATTGATCATTAATGGTCAACAAATTTATGATGAGGCTTCGGTCGAAGTTGAAAAACTTGAAATTAAACTTCGCGATACATACGAAGAACCAACACCATTCCTAGTAGGATAAAATGGCAACTAGCGTATACTTTAACAATCAAAAAGCCATTCATGAACAAAATTTACTCGAAGATCTAATCATCGAGTCTATTCGTAATCATGGCATAGACGTTTACTATTTACCAAGAGAGTCGCAGTCATATATCGGCGAACTATTTGGTGATGATCCAGTCAAAATGTATCGCAGAGCAATTAAACTTGAAATGTACCTTGAGTCGTTTCAAGATTATGAAGGCAATAAAGAATTTTTTAGTAAATTCGGTTTAGAAATTCAAGAAACAGCAAGACTTTGTGTTGCCAGAAGAAGATTCGAAAGCCAAGTAAGTCGAATGATGGGAAGTGGGTGGCACGTACCTAAAGAAGGCGATTTGATTTATCTTCCTGTTCAATTTAAATTGATGGAAATTAAATTTGTTGAAGAAGAAAAAAACTTTTTCCAGTTGGGTCGCGATTCGAGAAATCCATATATGTACGGATTGACTATTGAAGCATTCAAATACAATGGCGAATTACTTCAAACTGGAACTGAAGAAATTGATCGTATTGGCGACGTTCAGGGTTATGCACTAGAACTAGATGTTAACGCTGGTGGCAGCGGCACATTTACCAAGTATGAAGTCGTGTATCAAGGCAGCTCACTTGCTACTGCTACTGCTAAAGGTGTTGTTGCTAAATGGGATCTTCCTACTCGTAAATTGAAAATTCGAAATATATTTGGAGCATTTACAGGCGGGACGGCTGTTAAAGGCAACAGTAGTAATGCTCAATGGGTATTGCATCAAGCACCAGAAGTTCTTCGCAATGTTAATAATGAAGCGATGGAAGATAACGAAAGAATTGAAGAAGAAGCAGACAATATTATTGATTTTACTGAACTAAATCCATTCGGTGAACCATAATGCTATCTAGCGTCCATTTTTATCATCGTGTTACGCGCAAAATGGTTGTTGCGTTTGGAACATTGTTTAATAACATTCGTTTAGTTCGATATAACAAAGCGGGAACGCAAGAAATTGAACGTATTAATGTTCCATTGCAATATTCACAAAAAGAAAAATTTTATCAACGTATAACGCAAGATCCTGAACTTACAAAAGAAGTCCAGATTACATTGCCACGTATGAGTTTTGAATTAACTTCTATTGCATATGACCCACTTCGCAAACGAAATTTATTTGCCGAAAGTTTTTCACCCGAGTCAAGTACGACAGTAAAATCAATACGAACAACGCCATATAATTTTGAATTCGCGCTTAACATTTATGTTCGCAATACTGAAGACGGCACTCAGATTATAGAACAAATTTTACCATATTTTAATCCAGATTATAATTTAACAATTGATATTATTGGACTGTCAGACCAAAAAGTCGATGTGCCATTTATTCTTCAAAACGTTTCTTACGAAGTTGATGATTTAGGAAGCGGAGACACAACTCGTGTATTAATTTGGACACTAACATTTACCGCAAAAGGTTATATGTTCGGTCCAATTATTTCTCGCGATATTATCAGAAAAGTTACTGCGAATACATTTAATTCTGTATTTGATACAGAGAATAAGAGAGCAATGACTATGTCAACTGGTTCTGGTGTATATCAGACTGGTGAGTTGGTGTATGATGGCATCACACTAGGAGCAGCAAATGCAACAGCATTCGTTGATTCTTGGAGCCCAAGCACAAATACATTAATTGTTTCTGATGTGAATGGCATCTTGAAAACAAACAGAAACTTAACAGGTGCTGTGAGCAACGCATCGTATACGATTCAATCGTTTGAATCAATTGATGCTCAATTAAG